TCAAGAAACACCGCCTTGTCGGCTGGCTGTGTGCAAAAAATGGTGCGGGTGCCAGAAGTCCAGTTGACCGCCGCATCGCTGTTGCTCGACTGCAAAATGGTCGTGCGTGCAAGCGTGGTCCCAGACGCAGTGAAAGTGCCGATGCCAATCTCAAAGTCTGTGCCGTCGGTACAGCAATAGTAAGTGGTATTGCCGTCACCAATAGCGGTAAACGCATCAAATCCAGTAAACGAGCCGGACAGCGTGTATGTACCAGTGCCGGTTGTGGTCGTTTGCTGCTTAACGCGGTCTTTGAGTATGAGTGCCATCTGTCGCCTCAGTCAGCGGTAATGTCTAAGTCGCCTGCGTCGATCTTCAAGACATCGCCCGAGCTGATCGCTTTACCTGTCGAAAAGGCACCGTGGATCAACAAATTCCCGCTTGACGCCGCATCAAAGATACCGAAGTGCGAGACCGTACCCCACGACCCCGTCGCTGCCGCAAACTCAACCGCGCTGGTGTTGTCGGTAGCGCCGCTGGCTGCGCTGTCGAAGGCAATCGCTTTGCGCGCATAGTTGTTGCCGGTCAGTTCAGTGCCACTGTTGTCATCAGCAAAGCTGCCGGTGGACAGGCCGATATAGACGGTTGACGGTGCGGTAAACGCCGCAGTACCGAGAAGATGGTCGAGTAGCTTGTTCTCCGCGTAATCACTAAGTGCGCTCATTATGCTTCTCCTGCCGTGTTCTGGCGCTGGTAAATGCTGCTGATCTGGAGCGACGACGTGCCGTAGTTCGCGCGCTCTTCGTCGATCTTGATCTCGTTAATCGCCATCGTGAAGCGCTGCATGTAAGCGTTGGCGCGCTGCTCATCGAGAAGATACGCATACGCCTCGGCAAGGCTTCCATACAGGTAAGCGTCGGGATGGCGCGTCAGCACCTCATTGACGAGGTTGCTGTCAGAAAGTGCGGACAGCGAGCCGATGTAAATGATCTCAACCGTGTAGGTGCTGTCAGGCTTGGGCCGCAGCTTTAGCTCTTGCCCGACAAGCGAGTAAGCGCGCGGCTTGCTATTTCCGCCGGACGAGTAAGAGCTATGCAGGGCGGTTGGCGACATATACTCCAGAACAGTCTCAGGGTCGCCGTTGAGCTTCACCATCCGCAACTCACGCAAATCAGTTGGCAGCGCTGTGTATTCGTCACCAACAGTTAGCGTGGCGGTAGCGCGCTTTTCTTGGCTGCGCGTCTCTAGCTCGCGGCTCAAGCGCCCCTCAGCCAAAGAAATGAAATCGGGGATGACGCTGGTGAGGTCATCCCTTGCCAAGAAGTTCGCGATTGCGGTCTTCAGTTCTGTGTAATTCGTGATCGCCATCAGAGGTTTCCGCCGCCTGTTCTAAATGCCCGGTTCTGGTGATCGTTCAGCCACTGCTTCCACGCTCTTTGGTTTTCGCGCATCGGGCCAAACTTTTCCAGAAGGTGATTGTACACGACGTTTGGTATTTCGGCCACATGCTGTGCGTGCCGCTGTGTATTGCCGATCATTGAGCCGGGCTTGTAGTCATTCGCCATCTGCTTGTTGATTTTCAGCAGGTCGCCAAACTCTTGCCGCTGCTCAATGTGCATAGACCCGTCGCTATGCTGGTGCATCACGACTTCTTTGCGGTCTCTGGGACTGGTGTAGAGATATCGTTTCATTTTGTCCTCATAGAGGAGAGGGCGACCTAAGCCGCCCTCTCGCTAGATTAGGAACCGCTCAGATCAAGGATCATTGCGTGTGCCTTCGGGGCAGTCGGCTTGAGCGCCCACTCGATCAGGACGTGGCTCTCAGTCGCGTCGCCAACCTTGGCAAGGTCTTCCTCAAGGAAGTTACGACCATTCAGTGTGCAGAGTGACACAAAGTCTGGGTCGATCAGGAAGATACGGTCATTGGAAAGCTGGCGAGACGGGGTCGCCTCAACAGTACCAAAGTCACCGAGGAACACCGAAGTCGAACCGACATAGGTGACTTCCTTGGCGGCAGTCATGTTCACGTCATTGCTGACGAGGTTGCCGGAAGCAGCCAAATCCGAAAAATTAGCTTTGTTCGTGGCACTCATGACCATCATGCGAGGGTTGCCGCCGTCAGCCCAAGCGTCCTGCTGCGCGTCCTCAATGAGGGCGAGCGTCAGTGCGCGGTCATCACCGTTGGTGATGGCGTCAGTACCGTCGCCAGTAGCGAAAGCGCCGGAGCCAGCACCGACAGAGCCGTTAGTGATCCAGCAAGACAGCGAAGCTGACTTACGAGGGTCAGAAGCGGAACGAGCAACATCGGTATCGCCGATCATCTTTTCCAGATCGCGGCGCAGTTCCAATGATTTCAATACCTTCTGGTAATTGTGTTCACGCTCTCGTCCGGCAGTATCTACCGCGTCCAGAGTGCCAGAAGTCGCGAAGACTTTCTTGGAAATCTGGTGGTAGTTACCCACGCGGCTGGTCGGCGTGGCCGCCGCAGTCGCAGTGTCGGCACCTTCGTTGTGGTAGTTCGTGGTGCTGCTCGCAGCCAATTCCTGTACTTGCCACTCGGTAAAGATACCGTTGGATGTTTCCTTCTTCACATTCGAGAAGATCGGTGTTTCAGCAGGGTCGATGCGATAGATCACATCGGCAAGCTGCTCGCGCTCACCAATCGCAGCGCTAGTAGCGAAAGTCGTCATGACTTTTTCCTTTTCAAGTTGCGGGCCTAGTTTCGGCCCATAAGATACTCAACAGCGGCATCCACCGTACCGGCGCTTTCAAAGCGCTTTTTGGCTTCTTGCCGAGAACGATTAGCAACTTCGCGCTTGGTCTTTGGTCGCCCTGCCTTGGCCATCTTCGGGGCTTTACGGGTGCGTTTCTTGGCGGCGGGGGCTTTGTCTTGTAGCTGGTCCCACTGCCACGCTTTATAAAGAAGCTCAATCGCGCGCGCATCAGATGCGTTTGCGATCTCCTCTTCACTAAACCCGATCCGCTTCTGAGCGTAGGTAATCACTTCCCTGCGCTCCTGCTCGCGTACATCCTCATCCTGCCACGCAGGAATACGGTTGAGCATCTCGCCACGCTGCACCTCTAGGTGCTGACGTAGGTTCTGCTCTTGCTCGCGAGCCTGTTCCGACGCGATGCGCTGACGTTCGGCCTCGACCTGCTTCTGGTATTCCTTTTGCTGGTCGAATTCGGCCTTTGCCAGAAACAAGTCACGCTCGGACATCGTCTCGGCCAATGCTCTCCAGTCAGGCTCTTGCTGAGTTGTCTGCTGGATTTGGGCGCTCAACTGATCAAGTTGCTGCGCGTAAGCGTCCCGAAGTTGTTTCGTCTCAGCTTGCTCGGCCTCAAAGGCTTTGCGCTGTTCGGCTAACTCCATCGAGCGCTTAGTGTACGCCTGCTGCCGCGAATAACCATTCCGAAGCTCGTCAAGGTCTACCTCGATCTCCTGACCGTCCACCTTTACGGTGTAGGTCTGGGGAGGCTCCTCTTCGTACTCGTCATCATCATCCGCCTCGTAGGCGTCTTCGCCCTCATCGTCCTCCTCGTAATCCGCTTCGGCGGCCGCTTCTGCGGTCTCCGCCTCTGGTTCATACGCCTCAGTCTCAGGCTGTTGAGGCTCTCTTGCCTCTACGGTTTCTTCTGTCACGGTGTCCGCTGGGGGCGTGTTCAGAAGAGAAACTGCGTCATTTAAAGAAATAGCTCCGGTTCCTGTCGGATTGTCGGACATAAAAAAGCTCCTAGTTTACACGGCTGTACCGTTTAAATTCGTCAAGCTGTGCTTGTGCCAGCTTACCATCCTCGACAACGCTTTGAAAATACCCCTTGACAGCGCCAAGTGCCTGCATCAGTTGGAATAACTTCTCGCGTGCCTCTCCATCATCGACGCCGGATGTTTTCCAAGCCTCGACGAATTGCTCATCGAGATACTCAAACGCCTCGATAAAAAGCTCATTTCGCAGCAGCGCTGCGGCCTTCTCGGCGCGATCCTGCCGCTGCCTGTTCTTGCCCTCATTAATCAAGGAGTGTGTACCCTGTCAGTTTTCGCGGCGCTTCAAAATATTCTGGAGATATAGCAGCTTGCTGCCGGAAAGCAAGGTTTGCCGCGCTAAAGTCGGAAGGCGTGCCGAAGCCCGCCCCGTAACGCTCTCTGAAGCCCATCAAACCCTCTGGAGCCACGTCTAGCAGTCCCATTCTCGCATACTGCGCGCCGGGCGTCACAGGGGCGGTTGGGGCGGTTGGGGCGGTTGGGGCTGTGGTTGTCCTGCTGCGCGTGTCAAGCCGGCACGCCTGCAAATCTTCATCAAAGATATATCCGTCTGGACATTCCTCGCGGCCCGTTACCGGGTTGGTGACGGGCGGGACCATATCATACTGGTCTTCATACGAGCTATCGTAACCACCGTATCCCGGCCCCGGTGCGATAATGTCCCTGTACGGATGATCTGGACCGGGGTCAAATCGGTTGCCCCCGTACACCACACCGCCAAATGCGTTGGTGCTAAGTTCGCCCATAAGTTTGCCCTTGCTGTTAAAAACAGGCTGGCCGAGACCAAGACGCAAATCCTCTTGTGGTGCATTTAGCCCAAATATTGATGCAAGGAGAGGCATATAACCAGACCTAGATGAGTACTTCATAACCGCCGGAGCATTTGCCCCATACCTTGCAAACATAGCGCCGGGGCCGCTGGCAAGTTGTGCCGGCGTAAAACCCATCTCTGGGGTGCCAACCATCATAGCGCGAATTTGCGCTGCTTGCCGTGCTTCGTCTGTGGTCCGAGCCTCAGCTAAAGCATCTGCGGTGGCCGTTGACGCAACAGATGATCCGAAACCAAGATCAACGGCGGGCGTGCCTGTCTCTTCAATGTACATACTGGGGCGGCTCGGATCATAAAAATAATCAGCCATAGCCTGATAGCGCGCCGCATCCGCTGCGGAAACTGTAGGCTTGACGCGCGGCCCATAGCCTAAATCAACAGCGCCTAAGCTAGGCGGATAAAACTCAGGCTCAACGTAGGCAGGGGCCGCTTGAGCCGCCGCCAGAGCGGCAAGCTCTGCCTCTTGCTGCCGCGCAATCTCCTGACGCTGCGCGTCGCGTGCCGCCATATCTGCGAGTTTCTGTTGCGCGCTAGAAATGCTTGCTTGAGCGGCAAGAGTGTTGGCGATCCTGTCGGCTTGATTTGCCGCCATTGCAGCATCGTAAGAGACGGCTGGAGCCGTCATCGGCCCGTAGTCAAAAAACCCCGCCCCATAATCATCGCCGTAAGATGCGGCAATTTCCTCCGCCATCTGTTGTGCTTCGCGCTCCTGCCGAGCGCTGGGCTGGGGCTTTGACCAATCAGTGTCGTTCCTTGCCATCGTTAGTTCCTCGGCAGGTTGGTTGATATCTCAGCGTCGGTGACAGCCTTGGCGACGCGAAGCTCGGCCTCTGCCTGTAGCTCTTGCCGGCGCAACTCCATCTCCATTGTCATCTTCTCACGCTGTATCTGGATTTCCGCTTGCATCTTCTCGCGTGCCAGCGCGATCTGCTGCTCCATCTTGGCGCGGTCAATCTCCATCTCTTGCTGTGCCTTGACCATCTCAGGATCGGGCTGCGGAGCCTGCTGCTGCGCCTGCATCATCATCTGCTGCTGGATCATCTGCGGTGAGTTAAAGAATTGATCGGCATCCTTGAACCCGCCGATCTCGGCAATCGAGCGCAGCGTGTTGACATATTGAGGCATCGAGACAATCGGGTTCTGCGGCCCAAGCTGCATCAGGATTTGCTCTTGCTTGGCCGCGATCTGCGTCAGAAACGCAATCTTGGTCTCGTCGTCTGTGGTGCCAAGCCCAACCTGCACGACAGTGTCAAACTGCGACTTCCACTCGGCCGGGTTGATTGGCACAAAGTTATTACGCAGGCGGAACATCTTCGGCTTGTTGTCATGCTTCAGCACCAGATGCAGGATGCCCTTAAACAAGTCCTTCACGCCGGTCTCAGCCATTGTGCGGGCGTAGCTCTCCAGCTTGACCTGTGCGCCTCTAACGGTAGCAGCGACGGCGCTGGCAGTCGAAGACTGGAGAGCATCCGGTGACAGCCCCTGAGACGCACGGCTCATGCCGGTACGTTGCTCTTTGACGCTGTCCAAATAATCCATCAGCGGGCGTATCTCACCGCCAACCGACGCACCTGTGATCTGCTGCACCATACCCGGCTGGCGGGCGCGGATGACGCCGCCGGCAGAGCCGTCCAGCAAGTCATCGAGGTTTACCTGACCCTCAACCGCGATCATGCGCGGCAGCGTGCTGCTGTAGACGCTGTCGAGATACTGGCGCATCAGCGTGGTCTTGATCACCTGCAAGTCCTCGGTCAGATCATAGACTGACCGGCCGATCAAACGATGCGGCATCAGGATCGGCGAGCAGACCGCAAACGGCATGTGGTCCCACGGCTCATTGTGCAGGATGTACGCGCCGTCAGAGCCAATCGCGCAGATGCGGCGACGCTCGGCAACGCCGTCGCCGTCAAAGTCAACATTCATGATGCACTCGTGATAAATCACCGAGCGCAGGGTCGGATCGGCCGCGTCAACCCCCGTTGCCGCCTCTAAATCTTGGAAACGGTTATTGACTTCGCGGTCTGTATCAAGCTCGTTTTCGCCGGCATACTGCTCGATGATGTCGCGGTCATAGCCCATCGCCACAAGCTCGCTCACAGTGAGCGATGTGCGGTGTGCCACAAAATGAGCGTCATCAAGTGACGTGCAGTGACGCGAGACAAGAAACTCTTCTGGCGGCACGTTGATCGCCTTGATTTGGCCAGACTTACGCTTCACGCGGACAGACAGATCATACTGGATATCGAGCGGCACCTCTGTGCCATCCTCATCCACCACCGACTGCATAACGGTCTCGCGCTGCTCCACGATCTCGATGTTCGGATCGTTCAGCAGCATGACCATTTCCGGTTCGGACAGGCCGTTATACTCTTCCTCGTCTACCTCTTCGACTTCCTCGTAGAAGTATTTAATGACGCCCATCCTAAACAATAGAGCGTCCTTGAAGAATGTATGAAGCAGCTTATACCCGTCATTCTGGGTCTGGATCAGATAGTTGACGTAATCTGACGCCTGCTCGGCAGCCTCCATATCCTCGGCCGTGCGCGGGGAAAAGCGCACATATTTGTCATTCGCCGTGAATACGCGCATCAGGTTCGGCATAATCGCCTCGACTGTGTCGGCGACTTCGGTTGCGACGACGGAAGACCGACCCTCAACCTCGTTGCCGAGCGGCTCGCCCAGATAAAAGTCGAGCGCCCGGAGGCGGTCAGTCGTGTACTCGCTGTCGAAGTGGTTCAGCGCGTCAGTGATCTCACCGCTGACAATCGACCCAAGTTGTACGTCGTCCATCTCATCCATTTACTTTGCCTTTTTCTTGGCGGCCTTCTTAGGGGCGGCAGCGACAGGCTGGTCACCCTTCATCAGGACATTGCCCTTGCTGGTATTAACATTGCGTAGCTTCTGCGTCCGCGTCGGGCCAGCGCCAAGAACAATCTTCTTCCCGTTCTCAGCTTCCCACTGCCGTCGCTCTTTGGGCGACATCACGTCAAAATTTGGCTCTTTACTCATTATGCTCTCTTACTCCTGCCGCGAGCGGCTTTGTAGATGTCCTTATCAGCGGTGCGGGCCTTGTCACCCCTGATATATGAATTTACCCGCCCCATAGACCAAGCAGCCATAGGTACGTTGCGCGAACCCGATGACAGATACGCGCCTTGGCCTCGGCGATAAACTTTTGCAAGCTCTCCATAAGTCATATTCGCTTTCTTGGCTTTCTCGCGAAGCGTCTTTTTCGTCGCCTCGGAGAGGGGTTTAGCTTTTGCCACGTTTCTTTTTCCTCTTCGCCTGTGCGGCGCGGGATGCGCTGACTTTCTTCACGTCGATGTTTCGACCTTCCTTGTAAGCCTTGGCAGTGCGCTTGATCTCCTTCGCCTTGGCCGAGCGAGACCGAGAGCCTTCAACGTACTTTTTCGGCAGCCCGGTCTTCTTGTCCCTTGGGACGGTAGGAAAGCGGCGCGCCATCAGGCTCTCTTTCTTGCCTTTTTCTTGGCGGCGTCAGATAGCTGCCCGAAGTGAAACAGCCGCTTGCTCGACGCAGTGTGACGAGCGCCGCTGTGCAACTCGCCATTCGGCATCTTGTGAGAGCCGCCACGGTGGCGGGTGCCATCGCGGAAATAATGAGCGACGCCCTTAGCCATCACCCGCAATACTTCCCAAGGACTTCGTTTGCGGCCTTTCCGCCTTTGCCGCCCTTTTTCTTACCCTTGCCGTATCCCATCGTGCTTGTCCTTCCTTGAATAAGAGCCACGCCCCTTGCGCGGCTTCACGATTTGTTGCCTCAGTTCCCGAAGCGCCTGCGCCATCGGGTTGCTACCACTTGGTGCGGTGGCTCCAGTAACGGGCCGAGAGCTTGTCCGGGTTCGGGTCCTGCGCGTTGTGCCTTGCATAATACGACGCCCGCCGAGCTTTCTCTGCCTTGGTCTTCGGTTTCTTCCCCGCTCCCTTGACGCCCTGCTGGCCGAAGCGGATCAACTTAACCCTATCGCCATCCTTCGCCACAACCACATGCGATTTTGTGGGGTGGTCCGGAGTGCGCTTCGGCTTATTGTACTCCCTAACGCCGGCTCGCGCTAGACGGGGGTCTTTAGGGGCGCGTGGGGCCATTAAAATACATCTCCTAGCAGTCCGCGACGATACATCTCTGTGAACCTGTCCACATCGTCGGCGATCTCAGGCGTGATCGTTTGCAGCACATTGCTAATCTCGGCACTACGACGGTCAGACGACATCGCCTTTTCAGCAGCGCGGCGATTAGCAAAAAACTCTGGGAATATTAAGCTGCGTGGCACCGGCATTTCAAGCATGCCCAAATCCTCGCCGCTTATGCCCTGACGATATGTCTTGTGAAACACAGGAACATTGCCCTCACCGCCAATCGGGGTCATCGGGTCTTCGTCAAACCGGACAATGCGTCCACCAGTGGGGGCCATCATCGCCGATGGGTCGTTGACCCGATAGGCCATCTCTGGATCAGAGACAACAGTGCGGATAACCGACACATCTGGGAAGCCCTTCTCGCGGTAACTGCCTTTTTCCATTGTGTCGGCGACAAGTTTGCGCGCGCCACCCTTGCCGGCACTATATAGATAAGCCTCCACATCTGCGCTTAAAATGCCGGGAAAATCCTTGTAAGGAAACGTCGTTGTTTTCTCTTTTGTCTTTTTATTTGTTTTTGTAACGGAAAAGTTTCTGATCTCATTATCAAACCGCGCAATTTGTTTTTCTGGTATCCAGTCCGCCTGCTTTGTCATGTCAACAATGACATCCGCCACATGATGCGAGAAATCGCCAGATCGAGCGCCCATAGCGCTGTAAATCCCCAAAAGTCCGGGGTTTTCGCGGGCCTGCTTTGCATATCCAGAAATCACGGCGGGGTCAGACGCCCAAACGAGGCCCAGTTCGCGGGAAAGCTCCTCAGCAGGGAAGTCCTTTCCGCCCTGCATCCTAACCGGATTTTGTAATTTTACGCCCATAACGTGCGTAATCTCTTGCCCCGCCATTGTCATGTCGCCGGGCATCAACTTCGCCGTGTTTCCGATCAGGTTCTGAAGGCTGACCGTGGGGCTATCCATAACAGTGCCGAGATTGCGGATTATCGTGTCGGTGTCATCACCGCGAATAAACGGCGCAACAAGGTTTTGAAAGCCGGGGTCTACTGCCACGCCCTCATCAAGAACGCGGGCCTGAGCCGCACCAAGATCATAGGCGCGCTGGGGGAGCAGAAGTCCTTCACCACTAACGCGAGGCAGTTGCATAGCCGCGCCAGCCTCATATAGAGCCGCCTCGGCCGGAGGCAAGGACCGAGACATAGGGCGCTTGCCGATCTGTTGGAACAGGGGCATGCTCTCAACGGCGTCAGAAGCCGCCTCAGCTTCTGAAAGCAAATCTTCAGACCTAGCAGCCACCTTAGCAGCACGCGGAGCTTTCATAGCAGCGCCAGCAGCCGCCAAAGGCGGGAATACCGTGCCACCGGCCATCATTAAATCACCGGCACCGCCCAGAAGCTGCAAACCGGCGTCTAAATACTGCCCCTCACCTATATTCTCGGTAAAGCTCGGCAGATACGCGCCGGGCTGCATAGGGTCCGGCGCATAGCCCGCCATATCCGTCAAGCCGGCTCCGGGCGCAAAAAGCAGACCCGTGGCGGCGGTTCCGTATAGGCCGGCAGACGGGTCAATACCCTCGTCAAGCAACCCCTGTTGATATGCCCCATAATATTGAGGGTTGACGGCCATCACACTACCCAGCTTGTTTTTGGCTTGACTACGCGGTTGCTATTGTAACCCCTTGAGTATCCGCCGGCAACCGCACCCTGACCAGCAAAAGTCAACACAAAAGCATCAGCCGTATCGGGCGATCTCTGGCCGCGTTTCTTCATTTCGTCTTTACTTTCGATTTTCAGCTTGCCGCTGGACAAATACTTGTACCTGATCCCCGTCAACTCCGCGATCAGCGTGTCATCCTCCGGCATGAAACAATCACGCGCCTCAAACCACTCGCGCGCAGACCAGAACAATTCATCGCGCAGCCGGTTAAAGCGATCCTTCAGCGACGCCGTCTCGGATACCGCCACCGCTACGGCCGGCAGGTCCAACTCACGCAGCCGATCCGCGAGACCCGCGCCCAAACCAATCGCGTCAATGTAAATCGCCTGCGGGCGCATCGAATACGGCACCGCGTCATACTCCGCCAACACGATGCCGGCCAACTCCATCAGGTCTTTATTTTGCCACGTCTTGATCGGCTCAATCAGGATATTCCCCTGACGCTTGGCAAGCGCAGATCGATCCGATCCGAAGCGCGCCACGTCCAATCCCCACACAACGGGGGTGGTGGGGCCAGCCTCAACATCCCGCCGCGTCGCATCCTCCACCAAATGCAGCGGCAGCAGCACGTCATCAGACTGCGTCGGGAATTCACCCAAAACGCGCACCCTAAATACATTGCTATTCTCACCGTATTTATCCGCCATATCCGAGATAAACTTCGGATCGACATACTCACCATCCTCACACGACACAGTCATGCAGTGCCACTTCTCGCGGTCATTATGAAACGCATCGTAAAAATACCCATCCGAGCGGGTCGGGTTACCGCACATCATAATCTTCGCGCCGGGGGTGGATAGCGCACCCGATGCCGTCTCAAAAATCACGTTGGGGATGCCCGACGCCTCTTCGATGCAAAACAACATCCACGGCGAGTGAAATCCCGCCAAGCTCTCCGGGTTCTCGCGCCTCGATGTCCGCGCGACAGCGAAGCTGTCCGGCGCACCCTTGAGCGCGATTTTGTCGGACTTAAATTCAAGCAAATCCTTGAACGCGGGCGGCATATTGCGCGCCCAGCGGTCAATCTCGGTCCACAAAACGTCACTTAGCTGGTGCGCGCTGTTGGCCGTGACCGCCACTTTGCAGGGATAATGCGTCAGAAGCCACCACAACACGACCCACGACTGAAATGCGGTTTTTCCGACGCCGTGACCGGATTTTACGGCCAATCGGTCATGCGTCGCAATCGCGTCGAGCGCCTCGGCCTGCCAGCGCTGCGGCGTTGCGCCGAGGACGGATTGCACGAAAAAACGCGGGTCGTCGCGAAACTGCGCGATCATCGCCACAAGGTCGTTATTTTCGGCGGCGGATGGTGTCATTGCGGTTTCTCCGATAACGGTGGGGGTGGGTGAGGGGTATATATTTTTACACCGCCCGGCCGCGTGTGCGAGACCGGGGGGGTCAACCGAAATCTGGTTAACTTTCGGGCAAATGTCGCATAACGTTCATTATGGAAGATCGCGGTTCAATGATTTCAATGACTTACGCATAGTCCGTTTCTGGCCCTATATTATGTCGCTATCAGGACACTCATTCTGAGCGATCTGACCGCGCGCGCGTACTTCTTCCGATTGAGTGTCTCGCTCCTCTATCAGCGTCACAGGCTCAGGCGCGTTGACCTTCGTTAGCGCCTCAAGGTACGACCCGCCTTGTGCCGGCTTCACCTCAAGCTGCTGCCTGTCGCCATAGATTTTTGGCGTCATGCGAGCTACCTGCCATTTCGTTATGTCTGCTGCCAGCCTCAAGCCGTGAGCGTCGCCCATACCCATCCTAGCGTCCCGCTTGATGTCCTCTAGCTCCTCTTGCAGCAGCATGCCCCTAAACTCTAGCGCCAGCCGATACTGCCGCTCAAACTCCGGCTCGGCTGCCAACTTTCTCGATATCGATGTCCAGCTTGGCATCGACTTGTCTTTGACGATGGACGTGATCGTGCTGCCATTCGTCAGCCGCTCCAGAAACTCGGCCCATACGTCTTCAGATATTTTCGGCCTTGCCATTCAATCTTCCTCCAGCGTCAGCACAAAGCTCGTGTCTTGATCAATCTCCAGCAGCGGCTTTCGACAGGCGCTGCACACAATCGTCTGCGTTTCCTCGTAGACCCTGCCGCGCGTCGACATCCCGCACCAATCGCACTCGACGTAGTTGCGGAAGAAACGCACATATTCGCGTTCCTGCGCCTCAAGGTCCACGACATCAGCCATCCGTGGCTACCTCCGCCCCACATGCGCCATAGCCGGCGATATCGACCCAGCTATCTTCATGCTCTGGCGTTTCCATCAGCCGTGCCACCTTCACGCAGGTCATAGCAAGCACAACCTGCTCTGGCGTCACCGCCTTGCCAAACACCACCGACCACAGCGCCGCTATCCGCTCGTGGTTCTCCCGCACGTCGCCATAGCTCTCGCCACGAGCCTCCACGGCGTGGATTGCTGCCTCTAGCGCTTCTAACTTCTTCATAATGCCTCCCGATGATAATTCCACAGCAGCTACACCTCTGGCCCTGCTCATGATCATTTAATGTGTCCATCTGGCATCTGGGGCAACACCCCATTGCCAGCCACTTTGCGAATAATCCGTCGCCTTTACTTAACATAGCGCCTCACTACCTTTGTGCTGCTCTCAGGCGCAGGCTCTTCCCACCTTGCCCTGCACTCTGCCAGCGGCTTGCTCACGCCGTCATGCGCGGCTGGATACACTTCGACCCGCACACCATCTTTGACCCGCATGATGTGAACCGTCAACGTATGCACATCTATCCACGCATGATTGCCGAGCAGCTGGTACTCCTCGTTGGTATAGATGATGTTCAAATCCTTGGTCGTCAAAACGGTATCTCGTCATTTAGCTCGGCGATAATCTCTTCCTTGCTCTTTTTCTTGACACTATCGATTGTAGCACCCTCAAAGAGCGACTTCACCTTTTTCGTCGTCTCACCCGCCTTGCCTTCCTCAAAAGCCTCCACGATAGCCGCGATCTCGCTCATCGCATAGACGCGATCAATCCTGCCGCTATCCCGTATCTTGGCGATCTCCGCCCTGTCTCGGCACACTGCCACGACAGCGCCCTTCGGCGTCGTCTCTTCCCACACCTCACCGCTGACGGGTTCGGCCCCCAACTCTATCGCCCTGCGCTCTAAAGCCTCGACGCCGCGTATCGTGCTGGCAACCGCTTCCTCTACCTCTACACCGCTGCCCTTATCTATCGCCTTATTCAGCACATCCATCTGCGCCCAGAACCGGTCCCGCAAATCCGCCTCAACCAGCAACGGCAATCTGTCGATGCCCCACTTCACTTCTGCCGCCCTGACCTTAGCGTCATACGTCGCCAGCGCAGCGCGACACTTATCAGCGTCTCGTTCGCTCGGATAGAACCGCCACTCTCTCGATGTCTTGCCCTTAGGCACTCTCTTTCTCGTCGCCATATTTTTTCTCCCATCGTGTGCATACGTGTGTGTGATGTGATCCCCTAGGGGTGATCACACACATCACACAATTATGTGATCACATGTGATCGTGTGATTTAATCACACATTTTCTTCTAACCCATTGATAATCCAACACATGTTACTTTCAATCGCAATCACACGCTTCTTTTGCAGCGCATTTCGTGCGTCGCGGCGTTTTCCGCCGGTTTCGTCGGGTGCCTTGGCATTATGATAGGCGTGCCACACGTCTTTGTGGACGCTTCTGGCGCTCTTATCGATCAGCGCCGAGCGCAGTGCCGCCAGCGCGATTTCCTGCTCAAACGTCAGCGCAGATCGGTTGCGCGTGGCCTGCTCATCGGTGCGCTCCAGCACGACGGATGTCTCGGAGATCGACGCCGGCACAACCAGCATGTTGAACCGCAGGTCGCCCTCGATAGGTTCAGCGTCTTTCTGTTTCTCGACGCGCAGCGTGACGATGTCGTCAGACTTGCCGACCATCAGCGACGTGGACACAGCGCCGAGCAGCGAGTTTGAGCCGCGTGCGCCCTGCGCGCTATTCTTGCCCGAATGATGCACCGCCAGCATTGTGCCGCCTGTATGGCGCTGGATCGTGTCGCAGGCATCGATAAATCTGGCCATCTCCGACGCGCTGTTCTCTTCTGCGCCGTGCATCGAGCGGTGAACGGTATCGACCACCACCATCGAAAATTGCTTGTCAAGCCGATCAATCGTGTAAAGCAGCCGCGTTATCTCTTCCTCGTCCATAAAGTTAACCGCGACGGGGAGAACGTGCATATCGGGCGTCTTGTCCATTCCCTTATGCTTGGACCACGCCTTCCAGCGTTTTGCGAAGCCCCCCACGCCCTCGCCGGCTATATACAGCACGGCACCGCGCTTGGTCTCGTATCCCTGCCACGGGACGCCGTTAGCGACGCTGAGAGCCATATCGATGGCGAGGAATGACTTACCGCTACCCGGCGAGCCATACATCATTGTGAACGCCTTCTCTGGCAGTAGCTGGTCGATGAGAAACTCAACCGGCGGCATTGACCATACCGCGTCCTGATCGAGCGTCTCGAAAGGCTCGATCACGTTGCCGTCCGCATCCTCAATCGCGGGCTCATCGCTCGGCTCTGGCTGCGCCGTCACCACAGGCGCGCTGCGGACGATTTCCATAAGCTCGTCCAGCGTGTGGTCGCTCAGGAAGTCCGCCACGTCGCCCTTCTCTTGCAGCCCCGGCAGGTCAACCCGCTTGATGCGCTCCGCCTTACCCCAGAGGCTTGCAACCACCTTATCGGCGTGTGTGCGACCCGCCTGATCATTGTCGGGCAGCACGATCACGCTGCGTCCCGCCAAGTGCGCCGAGTGCGTGTCCAGCCACTTGCCGGACCCACCGTGGTTTGTGGTGGCGACCAGCCCGGCCTCGATCAGTGCGTCGGCACATTTCTCACCCTCGACAATAAAGACGGGCTGATCTGCGTGCTGCATGATCGCCGGCAGGTTGTACGGCAGCGGCTCGATGTCCTTGACGCTGTGGATGTATCCGCCCTTGCCGTCCGGCCGGCGCAGTCTGAATGACTTTGGATACAGCCGGCACGCCTGATACGCCTCGGCGCCGTCTGCGTCATAATATGAGTAGATGCGCTGTATATACTGCTTCGGCTCCAGCGCCTTCTGCGCCTGCTTCTGTATCCCGAAGTCGCGCTCCAGCACGTCGGCTATGTTGCCGCTGATGCCGAGCTTTCCATATCGCTTGACGATGTCGACGGCTCCGCCGCCCTCATCAGCCTCGAAATCATACCAAGCGCCTTTTGCCAGATCGAGTTCCTTGCTGCCATTGGTTCCCCAGCGCAGGGTTCGACCTGACTGCGATAGCTTCGCGTTTGGCTCGCCCCAATAATGACGGGCAATCCTCTCCGCGTGTGCCGCTAAATTTGTCATTCCGTACACTCCCCATCGTCGGCTTGGCAGAAGTACGCTTCTTCGTCGAATATCCAATCCTGCTGCCGCTGCACAAAATCAACAAATTCTGACAGGTTTCTACCTTTTCTGAAGGTTGCACCCGTCATCTCTTCCATCCGCATCCACCACTGGGCCTTGTCTGGATATTCTCTTGCCATAGCAGCAAGCGTCGCTTCGCTTTTCAAAAAGCAAAAATCACAGTTACCCTTCGGGGTAGAGCCAGCGGCGTTTGACAGGCGCAAGTCAAATGGCTGTGCTGCCCAAAACGCAGCCACATCTAGCTTTGAGACGCCAGCATCATGCAGCGGGTACCAGTATGACCAGCGATCCTTGCTGTCTGTCTTGGCTCGGTGCCTCTCGTCAGCGCGGATGCCGACTGCTGCCGTCCAACGCTGCCAACCTAATGACTTGAGGTATCGCTTCATTGGCAAGATTTTCAAATCTTGCGTACAGTAACGCCAAGCCACATTTGGCAAAGTCTTGCGAAAACGTAGCAAGACCTCAAACGGCTCCCCAAACATGCTGCACGAATTGTGGTTGACCACCTTATAGCCAGCCTTGCCATCTGGCCGATCATACTCAACCCACACAATCGGCACACCCCAACGCGAAGCGCACTCCTGCACAAAATCCAAAGTCTCAGGCATCTCGCGCCCAGTGTTGGCGAAGGTCACCTGACATCGATCCGGCAGGTCACCATTCGCCTCAAGTATCTGATGCAGCATATAGGCGCTTGTGCGGCCACCACTGAAGCTGACCTGCACATTGCCGTCTGGCAACTTATAAAAATTTGTCATGCTGTGTCTCCCAGCCGTCTCCCTTTTTTAACGCCCCGGCGGCGGGGGGAGACTTCCCACCGCCGGAGCTACCGCATCAGAACAGGTTGCTGCCACTCGGCTGTGCTGCCGGAGGTTGCTGCGTCGCCATTGGCGTCGCCTGCATCGGTGCGGGTTCTTGTGGCGCGGCGTCGCCATCAAACATCGCCGGCCTGTCGATCCACTCGGTGATCGACCACTGGGGAACCTTGAAGCGCAACTCACCCTGCGGCGAATTGATCTTGATGGTCTCGGCTGCGTGGACCGTGACTACCGGAACCTTGCCCGGATTTGCCGCAGCCTGCGCCTCATACTGGTTGTGAAGATCATCCATCGCACGCAGTACAGTTTTCGCAGAATGTGAAAATTCGCGAAGGCCAAGCTCACGCGACGCGATCCGTACTCGGAAGGCTTGCTTGTGATCTTCGGAAGGCTTGGCGGGCATCTGTCCGTCAGAGGCTTTGACCATTTGAAAGTCAGGCGCGCCTGATGCGAATGAGAGCCATCCAACTTCGATCTCACCCAAGTCCATTGCGAACGAGATGGGAAGTGCCAATTCCTTTTCATCTTTGACCCACACTCCGTCCGCACCTTGTGTACGGTCCTGTTGGATGAAGTCGCCCGCCTTTGCGTCCCACTTCACAATTGGAAGAATGTCACCGCTCGATGCGGTTGTCGTGTTAAATCCTAACGCCATAGCTTCATTTCTCCTAAACGCTAACGTCAGTTGATGTTTGGCTGATTATGTCCAGCCGCTCGATTGGGTAGTAGGCGCAGACATCGTGATCCTGCGGATCGTTTCTGTCTGACCGACCACCCGGTCCTACCGAGAAGTCTGCCGCGAAATCCAGTCGCGCCAGCCCGTCACGGTAAAGCAGAATGAGGTAACAGGGCAAGCCCGTTGCCTCGGTAAGCATCTTTGCGTGCATGACCTTGCTGAGTGAGATCATGACCGTCGGATATGTTTTCATGTCGCAGCGCCGTGCCTTCACCTCAGCGAACCCGATGGGCTGACCACCCTTCCGCAGCAGCCAGTCGAGCCGGTACTGGACCGGCAGCTTGTACACCTCGACGCCGATATTCTCCAGCGCGTCGGCGACCAGCCGCTCATTGTCCAAGTCTCGCTTGCTCTCGTATCTAGGACGCATCGGTGAGCAACTCCCTGACCAGCATCATCGCGGTGCGCGTGTCCATCTCAACGGCATAGCTCCAGTCCAGCGCGCTGGTATCGCGGCAGCCTTTGTACTCAATCGGCAGGCCAGCACGCACCACTGCCTCTGCCGGCATGCGCCATTTCCATTGCTGGTGGTTGTACTTGTAAACGAGCAGCGGGAGCTTTTGGCACGCGCGTGCAGCGGCACATGCCTGATCCCACCACGCGGGTTGCGCCGCGCACCCAGCCTTGTATCGCTTCACTTCGATGCAGAACGGGAAGTCAGGATCGTCGCATATCAGGTCGCCGTGTTCAGCCGCGCGGTACTGCTCAAGGTCGCGCTTGAACGCGATCCCAAGCTCGTCCAGCAGCAGCTTGGCAATCTCGCGTTCTGCGGCGGCGCCCTTAGCCCTGCCGTTCGTCACGCTCTGCCCGCCGTGCTTCGATTGCGTCGCTGATCAACTCATCCGCCAGCGCGGAAAGGCTCCGCTGCGGCGAAATCTCAAGCTCCTCACGCAACATTTGTTTGGTCGATGCGCGCAGTCTCAATAATTGTTGTTCGATATCAGACACTTGACCCTCTCAAAAAATCGTTATCAAAACGCTATAAAGTGCTTGTATCACCTTGATATAATTGCTACAAGATATACATAAGGTAAACACATCGAAGGGAGACACCGATGACCGACCACCAGACCCACCTTCCAAACTGCGGCCCAGTCGCCGTCGCCTATGCCGTCCGCGCCGACATCGACCCCGGTCGCTTTGGCCGCGTTGACAGCAGCTACGTCAACGACGTGATGCGCCACATGAAGGCCACCTTCAATAAGGGCGCTCGCTGGCAGGGCCGCAGCAACCTCTCGCAGCTTTGCAAGATGCTCGACCTGTACGGCATCAAGCACAAGGCCACCCGCCGCGTCTCTGGCTACAGCCTCAAGCGCTGGGTCGATATGGAGACCCGCGCGGGTCGCAGCTACATCGTCCGCACCGGAGGTCATTTCCAGTTTGTCCGTGGCGGCTTGGTCAGCGACCAGTACGAGACTGCCGCCGCCGATGACTTCCATCTGGGCCGCAAGCGCGTGACCCACGTCATCGAGATCATCGAGCGTGAGCGCGACGACAGCTTCGCTCAGGAATTGTTCCGCAACTGGGCGGCGGCCTAACGGCCCCGCCCCAACCATCATCGAAGGGAGACACCGATGACCTACGTTACTGAATTCGTTATCGAGGAAACTACTTTCCACACCATCGACGGCGTCGAGACCGAGACCAGCCGCCACATTCGTGACAGCCGTCAGTTCGACGACCTTGCCGCAGCGCAGGAGCATGCCGAGGCTTCGCAGGATCGCTTCAACAAATACGCCTTCCAGAATGGCGGCGGTGTTCGCTCGGAGTGCAAGGTTGTGCCGGTCAAGCTCGGCTTCGCCAACAACGCCCTCTACTCTGACGTTGAGCCGTTTGAGATCGTCCGGGTCGTCAGCGACAAGACAATCGATGTCCGCGCTATGGACGCCGAGATGGCAGACGACTGGCGGCCAGAGATGGTGAGCGGCGGCTTCAGCTTCCACTGCACCAACAACGCTGACCAGCGTAAGGCGTGGGTCATCACCTCAAACGACGCCAACCCTGTTGTCCGTATCCGTAAGCAGAAAAACGGGACTTGGTACAACAAGAGCAACGGCCGCTTCTTCTTGGCCGAGCAGCCTGCCAAGAAATACGACTTCAACTTCTAATCAACCGGCGGGGCTTCGGCCCCGCCCCAACCACCATCGAAGGGAGACACCGATGAAGAAACTTACCAAAGCGCAGCTTGAGACTTTCGTGGACTTTGCCTGCCACCAGCACAAGGCAGAAGCTCACAACCGGAAGGCGGCCTCTGTGCTTGTCAGTGAGGACGATTACGACGAGTATGCTCGCCTTAGCCGCATCTCTTATAAGCACGCCACTGTCGCCGTAAACATCGCGCGCGACGAGCTTGGCATGACTGATGAGCAAATCGACAAGTGCCATCACCTGCTCATTACTTGGGCGAACGCTTACGAGGCGGCGGCCTAACGGCCCCGCCCCAACCATCATCGAAGGGAGATACACGATGGGAAATTCACGCACACGCAGTATCAACTACAAGCCGCGTTATACGCAGATGGAGGCGTATGACATGCTGCCTCAGATCGTGCAGCGCGCGCTTCAAGATGGTCCGCAGGAATGGGACAGTGGTTATTTCCTGCGCCAGTTTCGCAAAGCCATTAAGGACGGCTGGACAGAAGAACGCGCGGCCCGGTTTGTCGCGAGGAATGTTTGGCACGCGCACCAGCGCGAGATCAGGGACGGTCACTGCTGGCGGGATCGTAAGCCCGGCCAGAAGTGGTCCGACGTTCCGCCGTCGCCGCATGTTGAAGCGCAGGCCACGATGGCTGCGGTATGGAGCAAGCCGTGAACTGGCGCTCAGAGATTGCGGGGGCCATCATCCTGATGGCCTTCGCATTAGGGTGGCTCGACATCTTCGGGCCGCAATACACTTGGTGGGCTTTGATCTACCACTTTGGTCAATGAGAAAGGGAGACCGAAAAATGGAAAAGTACATCATCACCCTTGAGTGCAACAAAAGCGCTCTTGCAGAGCTTATCGCCACTGGCCTTGAGCGCCACGCCACGATCACTAAAGTCGAGGCGGCTCAGGAAAAGCAAAGCGTCAAGCTCGCCGCCGTGGCGGGGGCAAAGCCCACGCATGAGCCTGTGCTTCGCGGCGCTTTTTATAGCGGCCCCAAAGCGCCAAGCTGGCGTAAGCAGGTTAGCTGTTGGGAAGTCTATAAGGTTGCGGTGGATAGCTTCCACCCGCAGAAGACGTTTATGTCTGCGGACCTGACGGCAGAGTGCCGGCGTAAGGGCATAAGGATGTCGAACAACTCTGCCGCGTCGCACCTGTACCGGCTACGTGCGGCTGGGCTGATCAAGAAGGTCGGAGGCAACACTAACTCTGGCTACGTTCATGTAGTCGCCCGCAATGTTGGCCGGCAGGAATTTGAAAGGACAATGACCAATGGTAGGTAAACTCACACCGGACGATATCCTCACCGCGAGCCGCATCCCGGCCGTAATGAATATGTCGCCATACACAACCCCTAACGAGTTGTTGAAAGAGGCGATTGACGCAGCCGCCGGCAACCCGCCGGCACGCATCCCGCAGAACGAGGCGATGCGCTTCGGCGATCTGATGGAGCCGGTGATCCTGAGAGAGGCGGCGTATCGTCTCGATCTGGATCACGTCAACACCGACATCGATGAGGCGGTGTTCCACCCGGACCTGCCGCTCGCCTGCTCACTCGATGGGCGCGGTGATGGCGGTATCGTGTTTGAACACAACCCGGCGCACGGCATCTATGTGCCGCAGGGCGGCGTCGTGGACACACACGGCCCCGGCGCGCTGGAGGCGAAGAACACCAGCGCAGCCCCTGAGAGCGTCCCAGCGCCTCACAGAGGCCCGCTTCAGCTACAGGGGCAGATGATGTGTACCAACTACGCTTGGGGCGCTGTGTGCGTCTTATATCGCGGCTCAGAGCTACGCATCTTCTTGTACCGTGCCGACGAAGACGTGCAGGCGCAGATCGAAGATGCGGTGCATGAGTTTGAGCGCCGTAAGCGTGACGTGGATTGGTATCCCGCCGCATCGAGTGCCGACGCTAACGTGGCTTGGGACCGTGTCGATGACGCGGCCCCGGCCCTCGATCTGAACGACGTCGCTGACGCTGATCACTGGACATCGGTCCTGCTGGCCGCGCGTGAAGCTCGCCGAGCAGCCGAGGCTGAGATCGATCAGTGCGAGACGATGCTCAAGGAAATGCTGGGCAACCACGAGGAAGGGCGCGTCGATGCTGACGGCTCAACCTATTACATCAAGTGGCCGATGCGGAATTACAAAGCGCAGCCGGCCAAGACAACCGAGGCGAAGCCTGCCCGGTCTATCCGGGCGAAGACCCTGACCATCAAGGAGGCATAGATGAAGATCGTTAGGAACAAAGGCGGATATGTGATCCGCGTCACAAACAACGAAATGAGCGTGCTGCGTCACATTCATGACGAGGGCTATATGGGGATCGTCGAGCAGCACGAGGATGGATGCGGCAGCGGCCTTGAGGGCGCACAGAAGGGCATCCTGACCCAAATCATCAACCAGACCCGCCCGTGGATGCAAGTCACAGACGACAGGAGGAAATGATGCAGTCGATAACGCCCAAGCAGCACACGGTGCTGCGTATGGTTGACCGACACATCCGGCGCTACGGTTATGCGCCGAGTGTGCGAGAGATCGCGTCAGAGACCGGCAGAACAGTCGGGGCGGCGCACAAGATACTGGAGCGGCTGGAAGAGCGCGGACGCATCTCTCGCGGTAAGGGTCAGGCACGCTCAATCGAGGTGCTGAAATGACCACTTGTCCTGAGTGCGGCGGTGAAGGCGTCGCGTGGTATGAGGTAGCTGTCTCAGCGCCGATGGCGTGGCGAGGCGGCTACCTTAGCGAGCGCCAGATGGAGTGCGAGCTATGTCGCGGATCGGGGCTGGTTGACGAGGAGACCGCCGAGAGATACGATCCTTAGTATTCCTCCCTCACCTGCCCCGCTTCGGCGGGGCTTTTTTTATTTCTTCTTCACGCTCTCAGCCAGTCCGCCGCCGAAGTAAAAGCCGACGATGCCGAGCATGATCTCGCCCAGCCACATCTCCGACGCGAAATCTTTCGCCGCCTCGACGTTGCTCATGTCGATCACACCGTACAGTGCGCCGACCACACCGTTGGCCATAATGAACAGGAACATCGCCGTGAACATCAGCGCGATGTATCTCTGGGCCAGCTTGAAGGGCTGGTAAGCCGCGAGCAGGTCAGTCTTCGCCTTGCTCTTAGCCGCGACCCCCTCTGCGTCGCTGGTGTGCATGTCATCGATTAGGTCCATCCCCTTTGAGATGACCGCCTCCGATCCTAGTATTTTGCCAAGTATTGCAAGCATTATTCCATTACCTCTACGTTGATGTCAGTTGCGAAACAGAGCATGTCCTTGTTGACGGGCATGCGCTCTTCCCAGTTGATATACGTCCCGGCGACGTGGCACTCGGCCATCGTCTCATGCCCGCTCAGGACATGCGCCGTGATCTGCCCATCCGCCTCCATCACCAGCATCAGCAGCAGCCACTTCATTTGCTTTCGTGTCCCATCCAAACGGCAAACGCCCCCGTGGCGGCCCCGACAATAGTTGAGACGAAAGCGGTCTGCTGCGTTGTCGCCTCAGCGCCTAGCTCCATAAACCAGTCACAAACATTCCACGACATTAGCGCGAACATCAGCATCATCAGTCGTGGAATGATTTTGTACTCAAGCAGCGTCTTGCTCATTGCGATTTTTCCTCGCCTGTTCCTCTGTGGTGCGGTTGTGCATATCCCACAAGATCACATCCATTCCCCGCTGATCATCATCGCGGCCATATCCTCGGCGCGCTTGCCGACTTGCTTGGCCCAGCGGCTGTCGAGCATCTGCGACGCAGCTTCGGTGTAATCACCTGCCTCAATCGCCGCCTGAGCCTTCTTGAAGCCGTCCCAGCGTGGCTTGCCTAGATTGAACAGCATCGACACGACAACGGCCTGACGCGGCTCTGAGAGGCCAGCAAACCACGGGTATGTCTCTGCCTCTGCTTGGCAGCGCTTGAGATCGTTTGCCAACAGATAATCGATCTCGTCATCGGACAGGCCACCGCCTAGCTCTTCGTCGATCAGGCGGCCCACGCCGATGGTCAGATACCCGCGACTGTCCTTGTAGGCGTGTGCCACCACGCCCTCATGATGCTTGATCATCTCGATCAGCTTATCCATTTCTCGTCTCCATAACGGTTCGTATAGCTCGGTGCCAACTATCGTACTCTAAATCGATTTTGTCAAAAAACTCTGGGCTGCGCCTTTCGGACAGCTTTTCTATCGTTGCCGCCGCGCAAAAGAAAACGCGCCGCTGGTCAATAGCAACGCGAGCTAAGATATCGTAAACTGATGGGTCGGGGCGGGTTTTCTTGTCTCGCCCAGAACCAAGCTGGTGGTGGTAGGTTGGAGCGCCTCGATCCCGCTGTTTGCGAAGTCTGGCAGACTTTACCTGTATCCGCATGAAGTCATTGTCGCGCCACGCGATCAAATCCACCCCATCCTGCGCGGCGTGTCCACATCTCCAGCCTAGCTCCAATATTGTTGCCAGTGTGATGTATTCGCCCATCAGGCCAGTGGTCGTGGCCGAGCCAGTCAACCTATTGCTGGCCCTTCAAGAACATGACGAACGTATACAGCAGGGCGGCACCACCTATCAGGATGACCGGCAACACGGTCCACATGATGATGGCGTCACGCACCTTTGCACGACGCTCTAGCTCGTCTTTTTGTATTTGTCGCTGCCGGGCTATCTCCGCCTGCAAAGCCTCCCACGCACCCGGCTTGCCGTGGATCGTAATGACTTCGCGAAGCTGCGCCCGCATCTGGTCTAGCTCAAGTTTTTTGAAGTAGGTATCAATGCCGGCCTGCTCGGCCCCGGTCATTCTGCTGAACAGGCTCTTTTTCTTTCGGGATGCGCCGAAGTTTAGCTCCGCCTCAGCCTTGGCGTATTTCGCCACGGGGCCACTAAGGTTACTAAGGTCCTTCCCTGCTTTTATGGCCGAACTGATCGCGCTGCTGGCGGCTGACACGGCTGTGAAGGCAGATACCGGGTCGATCATGACCGCCTCACCAGCATGACGATTATGACGACAAGCAGGGTGGTCTGTATCAGATCAATCATCGGAACCTGCATCATCAGCCGCGCCGCGTTAACCGTTTCACTGTCTGGGTTTCCCACAATCTCACAAGCACATAAAGGCCAGTAATAACTGCCACTATATCGGGAGCCATTCCGAGCCAAGCGGCAGCAGTGCCAGTACCCGCCGCGACATCAAGTGCGGTTTTGTGTTCCTCGGTCATCACGAGCCTGTCGAAATGATGTAGTTGAGAATGATTGTCGGCTGGACGTTGTTGTGTGCGCTGTTGGAGCCTTTGTTAGCAATAGAGAAGTTATCGAGACTGGTGTTGCCTGTGGTGACAACGCCATCCCCCTCTGGCGGGTCATTCCTTGTAAAGTTACCTATGGTAAGGGCTGTGGCGCTACTACTCCCGCCCTGCACCACTGTAGTCAATCCACCGTTCAGCGTGTGCGTATGGCTAGGAAGCTGTGCTGTGGTCAGCGTGTGCGTCTCTGCACCGCCTGTAGCACCAAGCGTGTCACCATTAAGGCCGCCGGACTGGTTGGTCAGGATGTTGGCACTCGACCCACCCATATCGTCCTGTCCTGCAACGACGCGGCCACGCAAATCGGGTAGGTTAACAGTGTCACCGTTACCAAAAACCTCAGACCCGCTGTTGCCATACGCAGTTTTGACCACATCAAACAGGGCTTGGTAATTGTCGTTGGCCACTGTCGCACCTGATGAAGCGTTGCCAAGCGTTTGTCCGTAGCAAAGCAAATATCCCGTCGGTGCCGTTGCGCCCGCATATGGGAACACCAAACCTGCTGGCAGGCTAAATGATGATGGTGAAACCCAAGCAAGCGTGCCGCTACCGTCCGTCTTGAGGTACTGGTCAGCAGAGCCGTCACCATCCGGCAGAGTGAAAGTTGTGTTTGCGGTGATGTCGCTTGGACCTTGAATTTTGATGGCGTGCGAGGCGTCGTCATCGATCAATGACAGAACATCGATGCCCGTGGTCCCATCCGACAGGTCTTTCAGATGAGACATGATTTCCCTGAGCGCGTTGTTCAAATCACTTGGAACCATCACCCCTTCGCTGAGGTTGATGCCGCCCAGTGCGGTATTGCTCGCCGCCGTTGCGTTATATTCGCGGATGCTGTCGCCTGCGCCCATTGTGTTGTTCCTTTTCTGCTACGATTTTATACCACGGCTCGCGGGCTATGGCACTACGGGGTAACGCGGGTCATGCGCGTGCCGCCCTCAGTGACTGCATATGTTACAGGATTGCCGAGGCTGTCGCGGATCGTGCGATACTCAACGCCCGGCTCAGGGATGCGCGCCTCTCCGGTGCCGGGAAGCATGCCTGCCTCGGCGGACGGAATGCCGAGTAGGCCACTCGCCATCGGCGTCACCGTAGGCGCAGCCTCTGCGGCCAGCAGGCCAGCGGTCGCGGGGGAGCGCATTGCTGAAGGCACCACTCTCTCCATCAGGAACGAGGTGGCCGCCTGACCGGGCCGAGTGTATGCGAGCTTGCCGCCGCCAAGTGCAAGGGCGGTCATGACAGGGTCAATCGCTGCGCCACCGCCAACGCCGCCCATAGTCATCATCGTCCTGAGCGGCGCGCTCTCCGGCACCTTCGCGCCGATGGTCTCTGCGGCAGTTTCTGCGAACTGTTGGAGCCTACCCTCGCCGCGCTCAAGACGGTTTAGACCGGCAGCGCCTGCCTTCCTCTCTTCTCGCTGAATAGCTGATAGCAACTTTGCTGGAGTAAATATATTCTCCCTAACCCCTGCGCCGGTTGCTGCGGCGCGGACAGGGTAATACATCGAGTACGCTTCGTTCGTCTTTTTCAAAAGGTCGGCTTTGGCTGGATAATATTTCCCGATAAGGTCCATCATCTCGGCGTCCACGGCTCGGATAGCCCGCCCCAAAGTAGACTGGTATGCGTCCGTGGATTTCATGTAGGTCTGAGCAAGTTCGCCGAACCGACGCTGGATCGCTTGGATGCTTTCGCCTGTCAGCTTGTCTCCGGGCGCGCGCTCGAAGATTTCGTCGATGATAAATTGCTCCAGCTTCTCTCTGCCCTGCTTGTCCAGAGCCTGAACATAAGGAGCAATCACGCCCTGAACGTCGTCGATAAATCCTGCGCCAACATCGATCTCAACGCCCTGAAGCGCTCTCTTGTAGCTGTCAGAAAAAATCTTTTGCGCCTCTTGCGCCGCCTGTCGCGGATCAGCCCCTGCTGTGACTTTTTTTCCAAGGGGGGACAACGCCTCATTGTAAGTCGCCGTCGCAAACTGCTGGAGAGCCTTGAGCCGCGTCGGGCCGATCATCTCCGCGCCGATGGGCAGCTTTGACAGCCCTTCCTCAATCATACCGACAGTGCCGCCGAGGCGCTGCCCCACAGACAGTGGGATGCCGCGCTTGATAAGCTCCTTCGCGCCCTCAGTGATGGCGGGGGCGTACCTAGCGCCTGCGTAGCCAAGGGTAGCGCCGAGAGCCATCGAGGCAGGCACGTCACCCATAGTCTCAGCCGTGCCTGCGCCGTACAGCGCGCCGCCGGCTGCGCCCCTTGTTATGGGGGTGGTGGTCTGCATGCCCTTCTGCGCTACCTTTGCGAGGCTGGGGACTTTAGACGCCAGCTTTAAGATGCCGCCCGGCGTCATAATTGCCGCGCCGATCTCAAGGCCAAAAGACAAGAAGGGATTCTCACCGCGAAACTTTGAAAGCTCTGCGTTTGTAGCCTTCTTTGCCTCTTCGTATGTTTCCGGCCCAAGGATGCTGCGGACATACGCCTCTGCCTCGTCAGCGAAGCCAAAGGTTACGCCTTGACCAATAGAGCGCGCCACGCCAGTGGCAAAGCTGATCGCGTCCCAACCGCTCGCGGCTTGCTGCTCTGGCTTTGCGTCAGCAAGGCCGAGGCTTTCAATTTCTTCTTTGGTCGCTTTTCTTGTCGCCATTTAATCGTCCACCGCTATGATGTCGCCATTCGGGTCTTTGTAATAAGATGTGTCTCCGACGCGCTTTATAAACTGCGAGCCGGGGGGAACGCCTGTTTCTTCAGCCTCTCCGAATAGCACCTCGTATGCTGGGCCGGATTGGGCAATCATGCTCTGAAGCGCGCGCTGTCTAGCAAGGCGCTTTTGCTCGACAACTTCTGGACCCTCACCGGGCTGCGGGAAATATTTGCGGTCTTCTTTTTCAAATTCTGACACAGAAATCGCCGCGCCACTTTCCTTACGCAGGACTGCGGTAATGAAGTCAGTTTTCGCCGCCATATATCTCTGACCTTCTGGGGTGGCCACAAAGCCAGACACAGATTTCGGCAGATTGCTCGCCACATAATCTCTGAATTTTGTCGGGTCATACCCACTAGCGGTTAGCTCGTCAAATATGCTGAGGCCGGCGTCCATCCGATTGGCAAACGCAGCAGCATTACTTTGCCCCTCGGTAAACTTTGCAGATGTCTGACCGATAACTTCTTCGTCTGCGGCAAAACCTTCGGGGCGATGAAACGCCGACATATCTTGACCCGGCACCCTCACGGTGGTTGTGCCTTGATCTGTTTCTCTTGTCTCAACCCTCGGCTTTGACAAGTAACCATAGGCGAGGCGGTAAAGCTGTTCCTCTTGCGGGTCAGCGTTTCCGGCCTCCATCTTAGGGCTAAGGCTTAAAAGCGTATTCATCGACTGCGCCGTCATGCTTGTGCCGGCAAATGGGCCTAATTTTTGAGCTTTTGCTAATTTAATTTGCAAATCAGCGGACTTGTAGGCGCGGTCAAACTTAGCCTGCTCCGTTGCCGCCTCAGCCTGCTTGGCCTTGGCAAATGTTTGCAACCCAGCCATCCCTGCGCGCGCCAGTATCTGTCCCGTTGAGGTTGGCACCGGCTGAGGTCCAGACGCATCAAGGCCCGTCAGCGCCGCAGACATTATTCCCATCCCAGCGGGTGACGTTAGCGGCTGCCGCATTAAATTTTGCATTGGCGTAGGCGCGCTAGGCGTTTGCGCGCTAGGAGGTATGTATGTTGACATTGCTCTGCGAAGCAGGGGCGACACAAAGGGCGTCTGAGCTTTTTTTTGCGCCGCGATGGCAGAAAGCTGTGTTGCGTCCATATATGGCGGATGAGGCTGACCTGCCTTGCCCCCACTCATATAAGTTGGATATGACCGGCCTCGGCGAAAATCAACTTCTGGCCGCTTCTCCAGCATTTGCAAAAACCGCGCCGACGGAGTGCCGAAAACAATGTTACCCGGTCTACCTATTGCCATCTAAACCCCCAATAATCCGGCACCGCCGCCAAGCAGTGCGGCAAACATCGGGTTAAGACCCGCTTGCCCGCCCATATAATAACCACCAAGCGCGCCGCTAAGAGCCGACCCAAACGGGTTTGAATAGTAAGGCGTTATCTGTTGGCTTCCAAGCTGCCCGCCCTGCACGCTGGCAAGATAGTTCGCCAGTGCAATTTGAGGCGCTTGCTGCTCAAACTGGAAACGATCAATCTCAGCAGAAAGCTCTGCCTGATCCTGCGCCTCGCGGGCAGCGCCAACTGCGCCTAGTTTGTTTATGTCCGCAAACCCAAATTCATATGCGGCAGGAGCCATAGCCAAGGCATCCATTTGCGCTTGATACGCCATCGGCGCGAGCGCCTCTGCAACGGCCCCCTGTTGATATCCAGAGCCATACCTGCCTGCCTTGCTAAACTGCGCCTCGACCTGCTGAACGGCCGGCTTGAAAGCGGCGGCTTGTAGTGGGTTTGTGCCTTGCAAATTTTGCATGACAACGTCTTGAACCGTTCCCATAAGCGGAGAGCCGTCAATAGCTTTCTGACGAGTTGCGGCAAGAGCCGCCTCGGTTTCTGGAGAAAATCCGACAACCGTGGAGCCGGGGAAATATTGCTGCGGACCAAGATCGTATAGGCGCTTCGCCTCGGATAGGGCAAACTCCTTGAATGGCGCAGTTGTTGGGTCAGTCATGTTTTGACTGACGCTTTGAATGGTCCTAGTGCCGCCGCCGCCTTTACTCATCTTTAAAATCCTTTATCAGTACCACCGCGCTCTGGCGGTAATCTTTTAATGTGCGAGACCAACCCCTGCGCCCGATGATCTCCATCCCGTCGCAACCCTGCGTCTTGGCCCACGCTGCGATTGCAACTTCCGCTTGCATCAATTCGTCCAAGTCACCACCCGCCAGCCAAATCCGGCACATTGCCTTCTGCGGATAGTCAACCACCTCCGTCACTATAGCAGACCTTGACAAAGGAAAAAACTGGGCCTTGCCCTCTGCTATGGCTATAGCCACGTCCTCTATTGTGTGCGACCCGCCGGCATACTCCAGCGCATCCTCAATATACCGCTTACAGCGCTGCCAGTGTTCGCTCATTCTGTATTCACCCAATAATAAGGTAGGCGAATTCTTGTGTGTGGCCGTGGTTATTGTGTCCAATCTTCATCGTCCCATCAGTGCTGGTCGATTTGATGTATGGCTGAAAGTGTGACGGTGAGTGGTCAATCGATGTGAAAAACACTACGCTCTCTTTTGAAAAGCGCGGGTCGGTATGCGTCGTCTCAGTCACGTTGGCAGCAAGCGTCACATAATCCCAGCTATTCAAGCCGCCGTTGATCGCTCGATTTAAAACCTCTGCGATTTCGCGGGTGGTTGCGATAATAGGGTTTAGAATACGGAAATTCGTCTTACGCGCCGTCATCGCCTGCCGATGTCCCTCGCCTCAACCTCGATGCCGAGTGCCTTGTCCCAGTTGCCAGTAAACTTGACGCGCGCGCGGTGATAACGGCCCTGTGCCCGAAACGGCGAAAACGCCGAGGAGTTAACTGCCACGTCGCTGGTAAACGTCGGTGTCTCAGACTGCGTCTCGCGTGTGCCGACAGCAACCGTCACTGTGCCGGCCTCGTAATACGGATATATGCGCGTCACAATCGAGTGCTTTCCTGTGGACAGCGGTGCCTCGGCTGTCTCAATCGTGCCGGCCAGCGCTGATCCGGTAAAACTATAAATTTTGTTCCCGTATGCGCCTCCGAAGAAATACTGACCGCCTTTGTAAAAGCGGCTGTCTAGCTGAATACTGAGGCCATCAACCGTCGCAGACAGGTTGTCCAGCGCGTCAACTGTATATCCGGCCGAGAACATAGGAGCGAGAAGGTCTGCCTCAACCTCTGCAACCGACCATTTATTCAACGTGTAGTTGTAGATCAGGATTTTATCTGGCTGCCCTGACGGCGACGCCGTGGATGTGTACGACCACATCGCGACTTCGTTCAGCGGGTCAACCGCCGCAGACATGCGTTCATCATAATTACTGTCGAAATCGTTTAGGAAAAATTCATTTATGCGCTCGCTTCCGATGGGCGTGATGCGCTGACCGTCGAAGGAATAGAAGCCATCACTGGACAGGAAAAAGACAAGGTTCCCAGCATTACAAACAGAGTTTTTAAAGTTACACCCGCGCTCAGACACAACTTTGTCAAACTGCCAGATCAACGGCGGGCCAGTGTATGTGGCGCGGAAAATGGCGCGCTCGGTCAGAACCGTCGCATATTCGCCGCCGACTAAGCCGGTAATCTCGCCGCTGTCGGGCAGGTCTTGGAAGTCAGACTGATCCGTTCCAACGGTCCATCCATCTATATCGTTAAAGGCTGACCACTGGACGCGGTAGGGGATGCGGCCCGTACCGCTGTCCACGTTAGCTATCCAGACGAAGTCTCTAACAGCCGCGATAAAGTCGGCCTTCGGAGGCGAGCCGGCTAAGTCTGCAAATGCAGAGCTTGTGCCTAGTTGGAAAAACTGAAGCTCTTCGCCTATTCCGCCTGCGGCGATAATGTAATCGCCGAATTGAATAAACCTCCAGCGCTCTCCGCCGGTCAGGTCATAGCCGCCCGTCTTCTTAATGTCGTCGAGATTGTTTGTGGACGTATTGTGCTGATAGAGCTTCGCGTCGTCACCGGCAAATAACTTGTTATTGCCAGCGCTGTCCTTGGCCGCAAAAATGCCGCGAAGGGTTCCAGAGGCCGCGTTTGAGTACGGCACAAAACTATTCATTGAGTGATAGCCCACAGCGCTCGGCATGACATTCGTCGCGACAGTTACGCCGGGGTTTAAGATGTCGGCCTGATCAGGCAGCCATTCGCCAAACTGTTGTATCACTGTGGCCTCCAACTTTCTGTGCCTTCAAGCACATTACCCCAAGTCTCGCCCCCTGACGAGACGGTCTGCCACGTCTCGCTGCCCTCTGCCTGCGTTGCCCACGCATCTGTGCCGTCAGCAATTTCGACCCACGCCTCTGTGCCGTCAACAATCTCAGTCCACGCATCGCCAAGAATGTTTGCCAGCGTTTCTTGTGTTACGCGGAACACAATGTCGCCGCTCATAACAAATACGGCGATTATCTCGCCGCTGGCGCTCGCTACCACCTCCACGCTGGCGTCCATACCGCGTATGCGAGAGAAGGCGTTCACGGCGCTAACAGACGCGGCTGCGGAGCCGTTTAGCAGCCTAATGCGGTCAGCGTCGGACGTTACCGTCACAGAGATAGATGCAGCGCCTGACATGCGTGCTATGAAGGCCGCAACCGCTGAAACAGACGCCGCGCCAGAAACACTTGCATCGAACAAACGCAGGCGAATTGCTGCGCTGGTAGACGTTACCGCCGCATCGCCTGTGCCTGTGACGGTGCGCGCAATTCCTGCATTGTCGGCTGCGAAGGGCGTCTCAGAAAATGAAAAGCTGCCAAACATGATTTACTGAAACCTTGCTACAGTCACGATTTCCAGTATGTACGTCCGCTGGCTATCACAGAGTTGATGCGGGTCATGTCTTTACCGGCAGTTGTGTACCGGTCATCCAAAACTTCTGTTTCGAGGTACATCACCATACCGCCAACAGACTTCTTTTTCGTAGCGTCAGTTTCATTTTCGAGTTTCATCCCGCCGATTACATTTTCGATGCTATCGCAGGTGTGCAACAAGCGCAGGTAATCCCTGTCCAGTTCGTTTACAGCCATTTGTTAAGCTCCTTCTAGCGTGGCTACTCGCGCTTTTAGCGCAGTTATTTCGGCAGACAATTCTTGGATTGCCTTGACCAAAATCGGGTAGGTTTTCATCGGATCGGCTTCAAGCCTTGCGGGATTTTCCCAACTAACAAGATGGGTGTAGTCTGCTGAAGCGTGATCTAGCTCAACATCTGCAAGCTCCTGTGCAATAAAGCCAAGTTGCTTGCGGTCTCCCATCGTGCCGTCACGGCGGTTCCATGTAAAAGACACAGGCCGCAGATCGTTGATGAAACTCAAGCCATATTGAATGTCTTGGATGTTTGTCTTGTCACGCTCATCCGACAACGACGATATAGATGTGTCGTTGCAACGCAGGTTAGTGACTAATGCATCACCGAGCGTGATTTCATCGCTTACAGAGGTTGAACTAGGCTCTGCGTTGTATCCAAGAAGGGTGTTGTTGTCTCCACCAATAGAGGTGGTCCCAGCCGAGCTGCCCACAACCGTGTTTTGATTAGAGAGGGTAATTCCTGTCCCGGCATTATCACCCACGCCAACATTGTCGTCTCCCGAACCGACGGCTCCCAAAGCTGAATTGCCTATTGCTGTGTTGTCGAATCCACTGCTCAGACCATCCAAAGTCTGATAACCAACGCCCGTATTGTCGCTACCAGTGCCAGCACCTTTTCCGGACTCTGCCCCTACAAAAGTATTGTTGTCTGATGTTGTAAACTGCTGTCCCGCCTCGTATCCGATGGCAACATTATAATCACCCGTAGTTATGTCCTCTAAAGCATAACTACCTACTGAAGTATTATAAGCTCCGCCGTTTAGACTATACGAAGCATTATAGCCAACGGCAGTATTATCACCTCCCGAGCCGCCTAGCCTTCCGGCCTGATTCCCGACGAACGTCAAGTTATCACCACCGTCTAGATCATAACCGGCTAGATATCCGATCAGGGTACAGTTGTCGGATTGTCCACTCTGACTGCCGCCAGCATATGCGCCTACGCTTGTGCCACCGGCATAGCCGTGCCTCGATGAGTATCCAACCGATACACCGTTGCTGGAATTATTGTAGTAAGTATCAGCATCCATCCCCACATAGACGCCATAATCACCCGTTCTTTGATAATCGCCTGCTCTCATTCCAACAGCAGTGGCCCCGTAGTTTCCGCCATTCGCGGCAGTGTTATACAAGGCTTGATAACCTACGGCTGTACAATAAAAACCAGCCTCATAACCAGCGAAGTAACCTACCGCAGTGATGCCATCCGCAGACGATAGTGGCCCATATGCGGAACCATAACCAAGCGCAGTGTTGTAGTCGTCCACCGTAACCGATGAATTCCCTAAAGCACCATAGCCCATTGCGACATTTCTGATTGAACCGCTACCTAATGCACTGCCCGTTGAATTGGTAGTAGTGTCAACATTTGAATTGATAATAGCTGTATTAGTAGAGTCAATGGCTGTGCCGCTGTCACCATTAACACCTGTTTCTGTACGCAGCAACGCAACGTGACCATCGTACAAATCACCAACCGTGATCGTATTGTCGCGGGTGGGGTCTTCAATCGCCAGAGTGGTTTCAAAGTCGTCGTCTGTAGCACCCTCAAAGGTAAGACCAGTGGCAGTTATGCTGCTGCCACTACTGCCGCTGGCAAACGTAATCGTGTCGCTTGAGGCGTCTGTCGTTATGGTCATGTTCGCGCCAGCAACGTAGGTCAGCGTGTCAGTGGCACTATCTGCCACGACATCGCTCTGACCACTGACCGCAATAGTCTTAAAGCTGTCGCTTGAACCGCCGCCTCCAGAACCATTAGCTGCTGCAGTGATGCGGCCTTGTGCATCCACCGTAATATCCGCTGAGGTATAGCTGCCAGCCGTGACTGCTGTGTTAGCCAGCTTGTCAGCATTGACTGCATCATCCGCAATCATACCCGTTGCCACTGTGCCGCTGTCACCCGTACCAACCAGAGTGCCCGTGTTTTCCGGCAGGGTCAGGACGGCAGAGGATGCCGCAGAGTGCGGTTGCGCTTGCAGGGTTTGAGCGTGAGCGTTGCTCGACTCGCAGTAGAACTTTACTTTCGATACTGCGCCTGTGCCCGTGCGGATGTCGATCTGACCGTCAGCTATAGAAACGCCGCCTGATGATCCATCACCGTCGAGGTTGACCACACCCGTACCGTTTGGCAGGATATCGATGTTTCTGTTGCTGGTTGACACGATGTCGTGTGTAACAACATCAAGGTTCCCGCCTAGTTGGGGGCTGGAATCTTCCGATACATTGTCTAGCGCATTTGGGTTCGCGGTTGCGCTGGCAGCAATTCCGTCTAGCTTAGAACCATCTGTGGCAAGGTCGCGACCATCGATTGTGCCGGGGATGGAAATGTTGTCGCTGCCATCAAGAAACACCGCCTTGTCGGCTGGCTGTGTGCAAAAAATGGTGCGGGTGCCAGAAGTCCAGTTGACCGCCGCATCGCTGTTGCTCGACTGCAAAATAGT